TATTTAAACAGGTCGGATAGCTTGATCATCGCTTAACCAATGGAGTGACAACACCAGCAAGCACTTCAATAGCCCTATAAAGCTTGACCGCAAGTTTGGCGGTTTTTCTTAGTGCTTTGTTGTCTTTTGGTGTTGGCGTCAAGTTGACCACGATCAACGCGACGCCATGAATGGCGACTGCTAAAGCAACGTAATCAGCAATGCGATCCATGGCTAAGCATGCGGCCGTCCCTCTAGCTTAGATACCCTTTGCTCAACCGTATTCAGCCGCGTAAAGGTTTCCTTGCGGTCTTCTTTGATGTCGCTGCCGAGCACTTCAAGTTGGGTGGCTATGTGCTCTACTGCGCTGGTCAACCGAATGACCGCATCCCGCGCTTCATCATTGCGGCGGCTAAAGCCCATCGCGCCCATTGCAGCAACGGAGATCGACGCCCCGGCGATAGCAGCGATCAGCTCGATCATGCCATTAGCTTAGCTACCTGCTAAGCTTGACACCTAAACCCTTTTGAGGCGTTTAGGCGATCCGCAGTGGCAGGCTGCGGCGAGGCCGGCACCGCGTGAGGACCGGCCACCTGCCACCCTTTTACCAGGGCACGCCTGCCTGCTTACTAGGGCTGCGTTGCTCGTCAATCTGAGCTTGCAGTGCAGCTTCAATCTCGGCAACTTTCTCGTCACCGCCCAGGGCTTCCTTGACCCAGCCGATCACAGTTGGCTCGTCGAGTTGGTTGTACGGGATGAGGTTTTCGGGACGTTCAAAGCCGATGCTGCCATATGCACCAGCCGAGTAGGTGCTGTCTTCAGCGTTGACGGTGTAGTGAGCGGTAAAAACAAAGCCGTCGTCGGTTTCGCGCTCAAGGGTGTTAATACTCCACGTAAAGGTGGCGGCCATGGTAAAACCGTGTTCAGTAGCAGGTTAGTAGGAGTGCAACCAGTTGAGTAGGCCGGTTGCCCGCCTAGCGACGTGGACTGGCCAACTTCAAACTTGAATCAAATTAGAAGTTGACTAGAGAAGGTGACTACTGGGCTTCAAGCTCGGCAGCAATAGCAAGAAGCTGAGAGCGAAGCGCGGGATTCTTGAGCTGCGCGTGTTACCCAGTCTTCAGTCTGAAACCCATCCATGCAGTCGAGCCAAGGAGCATCGTCTTTATCGGGGAGGTTGTGTTCAGTCATCTTAAGCTCCCAATAAAAACTCCACCAAGAAACGCGCCAGCAACGAGCAGACCAATTTCTAATTCAGTCATCGAGCTGCCTCACCAGTCTGAGAGCTGTGCCAATGTCTTCGTTGTAAAGCGCCTCTGTCAGTTTTTCCTTCAAGCTCGGTGGCTGGGGACGGCGTGCGGCGCGGAGTTGAGCGCTTGTCCACGTCCAGTCCTGTTTACTGATCCAGTCCACGCACGCCTTTAACTCCTGATCAGCGCCCCATTGGGCACCAAGCCGTACTAGTTCATACGCAGCGATTTCTGGTTTATCTGGGCAGCCAAAAAGCTGTTCACACCACTGCTCTACCAGCTCCGGCGGTGGAGTGATGGAATGTTGTTGTGTCATGGGTGATTAGTGGTAATGACTAGGCGGTGTGCTTATTCAGAAACTCGACCAGCAAGCGATGCGCTTCACCGGCATCAGCAATGAACTGACCGTTGTAGTGGAAGCCTTCTTGGTCAACACGGATCACTTCTTCCGTTGATCCACGGAGGACAATGCTGCTACCCGTGTATGGGTTTACCGCCGCGACGCTGAATGGGTATTCTTCTTGGGTCATGGTTTCTAGGGAACTGTGGCCAGGGGCAGGAGGTGCAAACTCGCTGCCCCACCACTATACGCTTGATCGGCAGTAGTGAGTAGGGTTACTGGCTCTGGCTAGCTTCTATGTAAGCCACAATGGCTTTCAATTCAGCAAGCGTCGCATTGTTCTTGATCATGTTGGCTCGCATCGAGATGACTGCCATGTTGCCAGGCACGTAACCCTTGCTGTTGTCGATCCGATCCAAGCTCGGAGAGTTTTCCACTTGATCGCGGTTTGACCTTCCAGCACCAACACGAGCGAACAGTGGGATACCCAACACCGGACAGGTTTCAGGAATCTCAATGTCGTCCTTCGTGATGGTGCAGTTTAGCCCGGCGATGCGAGCCCGATTGCGAGCCGCGTAGACCATCTTCTGCCGTGGATCCAACTCCATGTACTTCTGTATCTCGCACTGACGGCAGCGTGAAATACGAGGCACACCAAGAATGTCCTTCTTTGCCCGCTTGACTTTGTAGAAGTCAGTCTGCGGTTTGTGCTCTTTGCAGATGTTGCACTGACGCAGCGCGAGGCATGTCATCACCATGTACTGATCGCTGAGCGCTTCCATGTGTTCGTGGCAGTGCAAACGTAGACGTAATTGGCATCCCAGCAAATCTCACCAGCGGTGCCAGTAGCAGATGCTGAAGCGGGGGTTTTTGCAGTGGCGATTCTAACTCGATCACCGTTCACCTGTAAGAGTGCGCCGCCAGAGTCGGATGACGTGCCAACTAACAGGCGCCGCGAACTGTCCACCCTGAAGGCTTCGGAGCCAGACGCTCCAAAGACCAGTTGCGAACCGTTTATTCCTACAGGCAGCCAAGAAGAACCGGTACGGTTGTAGCCCTGAATAAATACTGTTGTTCCATCAAACCAGCTTTCAAGTCCAGATCCAGAAGATGGAAAAGTGCCGCTAGTGATAGCAAATCCACCATTGACGGAGAGCGTGGTCGCAGGACTAGTAGTGCCAATCCCTACGTTGCCTGTACTGCTAACCCAGACGCGTTCTTGTGCGCTGCCGCCATTTGGGTTTGTAGCAATAACAAAGCTGTTTCCGTTTTGACCTGCACCTGTAGTAACAGCTCCGATATAGGCGTGACGGTTATCGCTTAAATCGTTGGCAGAGTCAGTAAATGCAATCCGCGACTGCGCACTTGCACCTGCATTCCTGTTCTGCAGGTACAGATGTGTTACGGCACTATTAGCATCACTTCGCAAGTGCCATAAAGCTGCAGGGCTACTAGTCCCCAGACCTAAGCGGCCACTGGAGTCAATCCTGAGTCGCTCACTTGCATTGACCCTAAAGGTCATTGCGTCATCGGTAAAGTTGTAATTAATGTTTCCAACATTCGCAGTCGTGTCGCTAAAGCGAAGCGATGCGTTGCCAGTGGTCGTCGCATTTAGAGAAACGATGGATAAAGATGAAGACGTGGAAGCCACGTCTACATATCCATTCGCGTCCACAAACAACCGCCCAGTGCCATTAGTCGAGATGGCTACTTGGTCTGCGCCGGGGGAGTAGATGCCGGTATTGGGGTCGCCCGTCCAGCTAAACGTCGGTGCTGCAGCACTACCAAGCGAGACTGCCTCGATCTGGCCGGCCGCATCAATCCGCAGGCGCTCAGTGCTGTTCGTTGCAATGCTGACATTATTGGCTGCGCTGAGATACACCCCATTTGTAGGCACCGTGCTGCCGGTTGGGATAAAGCTGGCGGCGGTGCTGTTGCCATCGATCGTGACCGCTGCATCGAATGTGGCTGCCCCTGTTACGTCCAGCGTGCCAGGCACGTCTACATTGCTGGTCCACTCGACGCCGGTACCGGCAGTGTCGGTCTGCAGCAGTTGCCGCGCTGCGCCATCCGCCAGTTTGCTGACGGCGATTTCAGCCGTGGCGCTGATGTCAGCGTTGGTGATTAACGCGCCAAACGGTTGGTAGGCAAGGCTGTTCCAAGCTGTGCTGCCATCGCCGATCTTGATCTTGCCGGTATTGGATTCTCGCCCTAGTTCTCCCGCCAAAAGGATTGGGTTGACGGCACTCCATCCGCTGGATGTGTCTTGCCGCAGCTTGAGTTGAACCTTGACGGTAGTCGGGGTTGTCACAACTTGGCGCCTCCGCCTTCAAGTATCAGTGCAGGAGCAGGGTCCGCGTCCTCGCAGTCTAATATGAACGGTGCTGTGCCAATAAACGGAAGCGCTGAGAATGCAAATGCACTGGGCAACATTGCATCATCGCAATCCAAAATAAAATAGACAACTGAGCCATCTAGCACCTTAAGGTTGACTGTGATGTTGTAGTACAGCCCAAGATGCTCTTCCTGCGGCGGACTCAGATATCTGTATTCAGCCGTTTCTGGTACAACAGCGAGGCCGCCCCATAGGTCGGACGGCACGCCAAAGCGACGCAGCACACCATCGGATGCAACGTAGTGATTGCGGATCGCCTCGATTTGCGCTTGCGACAGCCCACGGTATGTCAGCTGTAACGTGTGGCCATTGATGCGGTTGGAATGGCGGAACCGTATTGGACCCGCAAACGTAGATACCTCGCTGATGTTTGACACACCAGCATCAAAGCTGATCTCGTTTGGCGCAATGCGGGGAAAATCTGCCATGGCTATATCGTATAGGGCGGCAGCAGTTGAAGTTCTACGGTAACGTCAACCACTCCTGGCGAATAAACAGTCTGAGGGCTGCTGGCATAGATCCATTGGTAATTTGCAGGGAATGTAAGGTTTGAATTTGTTAGCAGCAAAGCCGGAATATCAAACGGCTGAAATCTTCCGTGGATGTTGTAGTGACCAATAATCAATGCGTGTTGCGCTGATGTCAAGCCGCGAAAGCCTAAGCGCAGCACATGCCCCACTGATGCATTAGTGTGACGCACCGCAAACTCGTCGCCAGTCAGCACGCCAATCGGTGTGACAGGATTTGCGCCTGGAATGTAGGTACGGGTTTGCGGTGATAGCGAGGGGAAAACTGTCATATTTACTGTTGCAGCGGTAATTCAATGGTATCGCTGCCAACAACAGAGAAGAATTTAATGCTAGTGAGCGTCAAGGTGTCAGGCGCCGGTCCATCAAACAGCGGCTCGCCGAATGCGATTGCGTTTCTAAACATGGAGTATCCGACTGTAAAATTATTTGCGCTGTCATATCCAATAATGGTATAGGTCCAGCCTGTTGTTCCAGGCCAAGGTCTATTAGCGTAAAAGCGCCTTTCAAGCGTAACTTTAACCGTTGCAGCATTAGTGTTGAAAGCATCTGTTGGCGGGAAGAATTGCTCTTGCGTGGCAATAACATATACAGGGTTGCCACCAGGAGGCCTCAGTACATAGCCAGCCTCTGTAATGCTTCCATCGGGAGGATATGCTATTGGTGTAGTAGGCTCAGATACAATTTCCGCTCCGTAGCCATCTGGCGAAGATGGATCTGGGCATCTTCCAACACCTACAACTGTTTTTCCTACAGCATTGGCATTGAAAGAAACCATATAAGTAGCAGCGACGCCGGCGCCAACAACTTGATATGAGCCTGTTGCATTGTCCACTAGGCGCCATTCAATATATGCGCCAGGGCACTGCGGGTCGTAACTGAGCACGTCACCTGCTTGCGGGTTATCTGTGTAGCCAGTGACTTGCCCGTAGCTTTCAGGATAGACGGGATTTTGATCCGTTCCCGATGGACTCGTCTCTGTACCCGGAGGGATGTTGTAACCAAAATCTCCGCCGCCATCTGGCCCTGATCCTGGATCATCCGGGTCGCCTGGGTCGGGCAGGTCAGGCAGGTTTCCGCCTTCATCGGGCACTGGATCAGTGTCGTTATTGATGTTGCAGCTAAAGTCATTGCGGCCGGTGGGCAGCGTATATCCGGCGCCTGTTGCGGCAGCAACGGCTAGTGCAACAAGGCTGCGGTTTTGACTGTCCACTGGACAGTGCATGAGGTCCAACTCAACAATGCCGCTAATGGATTTGTTGATGCGCTCAACCTCATAGTAAAAATCATGAGCCGCAATAGAGCCTGTTACTGTTTCACGTTGCAGCCGTACGCGCACAATATCGCCGAGTACCAATGTGCTGTTATATGTATCAGGCCTGGCTTTTAGTCGCAGCGTATGTGTGATGTATTTGCGGCGCGCCACGTAATAGGTGCCGACTTTGATTGCATGGTTTTCGGTAGTGCAGAACTGGCTTAAATCGTACTGTTCATACGGACCAGCTACGGCTTCTCCTGCAAAACGCACTTCAGCAGTGCGAACAATGCCCACATCGCTATCAGGCTGTTGACGCCACAAGATCAACGCGCAGATGGGCTTGCGCTCGCTGAGCGGAATGTATTCAATCTGGAATCCATCAGGCAACACATGATCTTCGGTAAACGTAAAGCTCGGCGCAATTGCTGTTGTTTTGATCGTGTAGTCGTTATTGATCGGCAGCAATGGCCGCATTCCTTTTTTGCCGAGATTGTCGCTGACGCGCAGCAGAAACTTGCTGCTGATTTCCTGCAGCCAATCCTCTAAGTTGGTAGATTCCTTGAACTCACCGTTGTAAAAAAAGCTGTTTACATTGGTAAAGTTGGCAGCAGTTGTGAATGCCGCTGTGTCCAGCATGGAATTTGGCAGTCTACTGCTTTGTTTGATCAGATAAAGAGCTAAATCGACGATATTATTGCTTGGCCCTAGCGTGCTATCAAGGATGCGCGTTACTTTAATCCCTTGACGCACAAAAGCATGAACCTGCTTATCCCAAGTACCATCGCGGTCTTGGTGCGTGTTGGTATAGCTAAGCGTGGTCAGATTGGCGTAGTTGCCGCTGGTTCCGCAATACTGCGGACAAGCCCATGGATCCTTGCCAGCCACCGCAACGATAAAGTTTCCCGGTGTCCAAGTGCCAGCGCGGCGATTGTAGGTTTGCGCCCATGTACCGACGCGGCAGTTGCGTTGATATAAATCGCGTTCTTGCAGCTGCGGCAGCTCGCCTTCACTGAGCACAAGTTGCAGATTGACGGTTAGGGCATTGGTTGTCGGATCGTTCGCGTAGCGCCCTTCGGTCGCGCCGGGGCTTACAAACACACCGCCATTGCCGCTAACTCGACGGCAAAAAACGATCGGCACTGGCTCACCCAGCACAATGGATCGTTGCGCTGTGGTCAGCAGGTTTTGACCTTGTGCTGCGCCATCCTCAAGCGGCGGCGCCAGTAGTCCAATTTGATATGGCAGCAGCTGCAGCGGATCGCTGATTTGGATGCTCATAGCCGCAGCGGCGCTCCAATCAATATAGAGGTAAAGTTTCGAGGAGGAGCCTGAGCGCCGACTGGTGCCAAGCTGGACCCAAGTTCAATAGTCAGCTCTGTAAAGCTGCCGCCGATGCCAATGATTTCACCAACAAACGAGGCAATTAGTGCCTGGCTGGATTGCGGCATCGATTGAGTTAACAGAGCGTCAAACTCATAAGCCCGCACTTCACATAGACGGTTTGCGGTCAATGCTTGGCTGAATACATCAACAGCAAGCGTGGTTGCAGGAATAGTGACCGTGATGCCAGCACCGCTGCCTGAACTGCCCGCCACAAGGCCGTTTACTACAAACGGCTGATAAGACCAGCTAGCTGACTGCCATGTAACGGTTTGATTGACGTAGTACGACTGCCATCGATAGTAGGTGCTTGCCTCATCAAAAATGCGCAAGTACTGCGATTGGCCGCGATTAGTAATCATCGAACTCCTGCGTAACGCCTACCGCCTGTAGAGCGGTTGTTGCCCAACAGCGAAGCAGCGACGGATTGAAGCCCTTGCTCAAAGTCCTTGACAGTGACGTAGTTGGTGCCGCCTTGCTGCATCACAGGGCCTGTTTGAATGTTGATTGCAGGTGCTGCGCCGCTTCCGTCGTTACCGCTGGACAACGCTGCGGCGCTACCAGTGCCTGATAGATAGCTTGCTGCAAAGCCACCTTGTCTAGATTGCGGAATAACGTATTCAGATTCGCCGCCTCTGTTGGCGTTAGCATATGGCCCAATGCCTAGTGCCTTTGCTTCCCCTGCCGTATAAGAAGCCGTTGCTGTTGTTGATCCTGAAAGCGTACCGATTGAAGATTGCATGTCTTCAAGCGTCCTTACCACGCCAATGCCTCTAGCGGCTGCAATTGCGGCTACTGCGCCTCGTTCCATCTGGCCAGCAAACTGCGCCGCTGCAGAGGCTGCGCCGCTTGTATTTTTTGCCAAGATGTTTGCCTGGAACGCGGAATCCGCTGCGTTGATTTTGCCTTGCAATGCAGCTTGTGCTGCCCGCTCTTGCTGCTGAGCAACAAGCTTTACAGTAGCACTTTGAACACCAGCCAAATCAACAGCCTCGTTAGCTAGTTGAAGCGCCTTGTAGTGAGAGTCATTTACTTTTCCTTGCGCTGCAGCTAGCTGAACAATTATCTGCACTTCTTTTGCCTTTTGATCAGCGGCCATCAACGCTAGATTAGCCTTCTCAATTTCAGCAGCTATTTGCGCTTTTGTTGCTTCGTATTCAAGCTGCGCTTGCTTTACCGTGAGATCATAAATATCTCGTGCCGCCTTGATTCGCTGTTCTTGCGTCTTGGCATTATCTAGCTGAGTTTTTGCCTGATCTAGCAATACGTCGTTAATCTGCATTTCCGCCTTGAGGTAAGCCTGCCTGAACGACGAATGCTGATCCGCAATTGCTTGATTCATTTTTGCATTAGCTTCTATCTGTTTACCGGACTCTTGGATCGCGGCAGTAACCGCTTGCTGCTCTTCTTTTAATTTCTTGGCCGCTTCTTTGCTGTCTTCAATTGGTTTGGGGAGACTGGAGTATTGCTTCACGGATTCGGCCGCCGCTTTAGTTGCTTGCTGCTGCTCTTTTTTGAACTGGCTAACCTTGTCCGTTGTGAGCCCTAAATGCCCGGCCAATCGGCCAACCTGTTCCGCAATAAATTGGAAAACAGGGTTTTGAGACAAGGCCTTGAAGCCATCAATAACTCCAGCCAAGATCTTTGAAAAGTTGCTAATAATGCCGATGGCGGCATTCATTTGGTTGATAAGGATGCTTTGCACCGCAACCCGTATGGCATCAAAGTTTATATCTTTAAATGTTGCTTGCAATGACCGTATAACGGGCTGCACTGCTTCGTATAATTTGGGGAAAACTACGCTTCCAAGGTATCCCCACCAGTCTGCCAGTTTCTGGCCAATCACGGCCAGCCCTTGAGCACCAGCAACAACGACAGGTGCAAATACCTGGCCGATGCTGTTGAGCAGTTGATCTGTAACTTGCCGAAGATTATTAAACGTTTGCTGCTGGGCTGTTAACTTGCCGTTCAAATCATCGGAAGCGTTAGCAGCGCCAGATAGCGCTTCATATAGCACTTGACTTGTGATCTTGCCGTCTTGCGACATGCCTTGCAGCTCGCCGCGGCTCTTGCCGGTGGTCTGGGCGATTGCATCAAGCAACTGTGGCATTCGTTCGGCAACAATTACAAACTCATCGCCGTTCAGCTTGCCCTTGCCTAATGCCTGGCTGAGCTGGAAGAACGCGCCAGCGGCTTCTTCGCCGGCAAGGCCTGATTGCCTGGCAATAGCATTGAAGCCTTGATAAATCTGGCCGGTTTCTTGCAAGCCAAATCCAACGCCTTTCAGCCTGGAATACACATCAGCCAGCGCCTTGGTGGATTCTGTTTGCGTTAGCCCAAACTTCTGAGCGGAATCAGATGCTAACGCCATTGCAGCATTAAACTCACCTGCGCCATCAGTGATGTTTCGAAGTCTCTGTTCAGCGGCTCCGCGTTCAAATGCCGTTTCTAATCCCTTTTGCACGGCGGCTACGGCGGTCGAGACTGCCAGCAATGGGCCTAATGCAGCTTGAAGTGCGGTGCCCAGCCCCTTGGCGCCAGTTGCGGCGCCTTGCAGGCCTTGATCTAAATTCTTGCTAGCGTTGTCTACCGCATTGATCTGCGTTAGCGCCTGTTTGGCGTTAACGTTGATCGCTACATTTGCGACAACAGCCACGGCCTAGCCTATCAATAACTCAAGTCTACCGCCGCTTTGCTTTGTTTCGTGCGTCCTCCATTTCCTTTGCTTCTACTTCGTACAACACGGTCCATAGCTGCAGTTCTTCCCGCGTCAAACGCACCGTCAGTTCTGACAATGTATACCCAAGTTCTCGCGCTAAACGCATCATGATGCGCAGCGGATAATCTTGTTTGACGCAGGCCGCTAGTTTTTTGCTTCTTCTTCGTCAACGTTCCTATCGTTAGTCAGTACGGCCAGCATGATAGATTGCAAATCTTCATCGCGCACTTCGTTTTTAAGTTCAGCAATTTCACCTGCGCGAAACAGGCGATTTCCGTTTTCATCTTGCGCCTTTTGAATCAGCAACTGCAACGCAAATGCTTGCGCATCATCTTTGTCCGAATTTTTTTGGGCCTTCTCCCTTTCCGCCATTGTCAACGGCGTTGAGTAAAACTCAAACTCAGAGCCATCGCTGAGAGTGACAGCTTTCTTGGTTGGCACCAAGTTGGCTGCTTTTTTCAGGCGATCAAGCGCGCGAAGACTGGCGGATTGTGTAGCCATAAAAGCCTGTTGAACCAAGGGCACTTTAAGCATAAAAAAGCCCCTGGCGCAACCCAAGGGCTAACGGTTTCCCGCTTTGATGTATCAGCTCTTGCTGAAGTCAAAGGTAGGAGTACCGGCAGGACGGAAGGAGATCTCTACCGTCTGCGCATCGTCAGGGTTGACGGTCAGGCTGGCAGAAGTCAGCACCGCATCAAACTCAACACTGCGGCTTAGTGCAGCGCTTGGGGAGCCAGCGGAAAGAACGCGGTCGATGTAGAGCTTGAACGATGCACCAGCTTGCTGCCGCTGAAGCACGTCTTGGATCATGCGGTTAGACAGGTTGCTGTCATCGTCTGTGGTGTAGACGGTGCAGCTGCCTTCGCCATCGGCAAAGCCGGTGATGTAACGGCGGAAGGGTGCATACTGCCCAA